ATCAAAACAAAATACAATCTTAACGCCAAGTCTAATCAGCATATCTAACTGATGTCTTGAAATATTCTTTCCTCCTGTAGATACTGCATTTTTATATCCATAGGACCATAGCTGCATTACACCTTTTTCTGATTCAACAACATATACGACTCCTAACCTTTTTATATATGGAAGCGTTTTATTCAATCCGAATAGAATTTTTGATTTTGCACATTTCTCTAAATACAAATATTTACATTCAGATTCATCAACCTCTTTTTGAAATAATCGACCCTTCACTCCGACTAAATCGCCAATTTCTGAATATATTGGTATTGTTATTCTATTTGTTTCGGTATCATAGCCAATCTGAAATTCTTTCTGGGTTGAATAACTAATCCCATCTTCATAAAATAAGTCATTCACGTAAGGTTTATAGTAGTCAAGTATTTCAACAGGTATTGGTTTTAATGGAACTTCTTTCTCATCAGTTTGCTCTGTAGACATTTCATTAACTAATTTCAATATCTTTAAACTCTCAGGTATATCTGATTCAAAGTCATGATAATAAGAAATTCCAACCTCTTGACATATAAATTTCAGTCCTTCAGGAAATGATAGTTTTTCACAAAAGCAAACTAAATCAATAATATCAGTAGCTCTGTCAGTTTCAACCATTTGTCTCGTATAGTTTGTACATGATAAATTTTCCGTATTATATATTACGATTGCACCGGTATTATCACCGTCTGGATTTCCGCAGGTCCAATAATCTCCATGAAATTTAATATGATGGCAGTGAATCGCATCAAGAATCTGTTCCACATAATTATTTTCTAATATATATTCTTTTAATTCTCTAGCATCCACTGCCAATCACCTCACTAATTATTTTTGTCTTTGTATTAACTGCCCAATATTTATCCAAGTATTGTAATCAAGATTAATTTCGAATAACATAATCTTGTCCTTACTTCCAGCTCTGTTTTTATCAATTTTAATTGCAAAATATTGCTTACCTAAATCCAGGTCAGATATTGTAGGATCACCCCATCCAGGAGTATCACATATCATCTGATATTTGTGGTATTCACTTTTTTCAATCATCTTTCCAAGAGTAAGCGTATCAGTAACATGTTTAATACCTTTACTAGATGCAATATTCATAGAACTCAACTGGAACACATCTGTAAACTTACTATCATCAGATAACTGGAATACTGCAAATCCAAACATTTTAAGCTCTTTTGTAATTTCCTTAAGCTTAGTTGCAATCTGCTTTAACTGCGCCCAGTCCTCTACTTGATAGTTTTTCAATGTATCATAACCATAATAGGTTACTTCATTTACAAGCTTCGCCTTACGTAATTCAAATTCAATACGTTCCATAGAATAATCGTCCTGGACATCTTTGTACAAAAGCTTACCTTTTGTATTCTCATCAATCCATTCTCCTACTTGAACGATTTTGTGATACTCATCTGAATCACGTTCAACCCTTTCTATATACTCTTCTTCTGACTCTGTATAAATACCATTCTCATCTATATGTCTACGAATTATCTCACCGTTTCTATCTCTGTACGCACCCAAAACAATCTCACGTTCTGGCTTCTTAATCTGAATACCATGCAATTCTTGATACTCTTTATTATTGATTACAGTAACAATCATACAGTTTTTAAGGTCATCTTCGTCCATCTCATTAGACATAAGAAGAAAATTTTCATGCTGTACCAAAGTCACATAAGCTGCTAATGCAATAAGCTTTCGAGATTTACCACCATTTGAGATAAAGCCCTCAAAATGCGTTTTACCCTCTCGCATTCCAAGAAAGAATTCATTGTACATTGGCCAAGGATATGGAAGACCAAAGTTTGGTTTCTTCAGATATCTTTTAATCTGATCAGCATTACCTTTTGTAAGCTCTACAGCTTCCTCTCCTGCATTAATTACAGTATGAATTTTATCTGCTTTTGCTCTGATAACCCTGTAAATATCGTTAGCTGTCATCTTATCAAAATTCTTATGAGCAAGAATCTTATCAACAGGATAGCCGTTTCTTCCATACTCCCTAACAAGAGAGTATTTTTTTACTGTATCAAAATAATTCTTGATGTCATTCGAATCTGCCAAACGCATAAATTCACTAATTGTCTTCCAACCGTGATATTTCTTATAGTTACTCATTCGCTCGGCATCCTGTGACATAAATACATTCAGTTTTGTTTCGTCAACTGTTTGGGAAAATTTAAGATAGTAAGTTTCAAGACATTTATAAAAGAAATAGACTACTTCATCAGAAAAATCATATTTAGGTCTCATAAAATTGCCATATGTAACATATAGATCCGGAGATTTATATAATGCTCCAACGAACATAATCTCAGATTGTACATTACATACATTATTAATTTCTTCCATCTGCCATTCCTTATCCAAAAATATCAATTAGTAAATCGTCCAATGAGTCATCACTATTATTATTTGTTTCAACTTTTTTTGGCTGTGGAGCAGTTGTTAATATTAATTTTTCATCAGCTTTATTTGATTGAGCTTCTGCCTCTAAGATTTTCTGTTTCTCAAGGAATTTTAAGTAAGAGTCATATTTATTGTATAGAACTTTTAAATCATATTTAACTCTTAATACACCTGTTATATCCTTACCTTTTGCAACATTCTGTGCATTAATTTTATCCAGATAAGATTGTTTACGCACAAACATGTCATATAAGTGCTTTGGTGGAATTTTAACACCATATTTACCATCATATAGTGCTGCTATAGAATCCCATGGGACTGTCTGAATATCATACTGTTTTCGGATATAATCATTAACAAGCTTTTCATCAAAGATTCTATCTACCTCTTTGACAGCTGCTATCTCATATTCATTTAACTTTGTAATATCCTTTTTTCTTCCATTAAAAACACCTACAATCTTTACATACGCATCCTCTTTGTACTCTGGAATATTTTCCACAAATATTGGTTTGTCTGAATATTTCTTTTTAAAACAATCTTCATGCCAATACTTATTTTTAAATACAAGAATACCTTCCTGATCTGCATCCTCGATGATAATATCTTTTGAGCAGCCACCACATTTTCTGTGGAATCCTGCAGATTCTTTAAAACACTTTTCGTGATAGAAAAGTCCATCAAAGAATACTACATTTTCCACAGATTTATTTCTTTCAAAATGGATGTGGCGTTGGCAACAATGGCAAACTCTATCAAATTCATTAACTAAATTATCATTCTTTGCTCGTGCCATAATTTATCCAATCAGTTTTTCATCGTCTCAATAACTTCCTGTAATACAGAAATATCATTTACATTCTTGTATGCAGTTGGTAAACCTTTTGCTTCAAGTTTTTCTTTAAGGGATTTCTTCTCGACTGGAGAAAGAGAATTTTTAATAGATACGATTTCTTTTCGAAGATCGTCTGGCGTTGGAGATGTTGAAGTGGATGCATCGGATGATGTTGTATCCTCTGTAACAGGATCGCCAACCTTACCAAGCACCTCTTTAGCATACAGGTCCTGCTCAACTTCGACTGCTTTAGTTAAGTCGTTCTTGAGAATAAAATCTTCTTTACCTTTATTTTTATCAAGTGCTGCTTGCCAATCAAGTAATGATGGGTCTTCTACAATTTCACCAGATCCATGCACTCCTGTACGGTCTTTCTGAATCTCAGCACAAATCTGTCCGGTTTCTTTGTCAAAGAAAGTGCGGATTACTGTGTTAGCATTGTACTCAAGACCTTTAAATCCATCAATAATTTTCTTACCTGTTGCTACAGACTGGAACTGTCCATCATCTGTTTTGATGTTTTTTGTTTCGTCTTTTTCTCTGGCTGTTGTAATACAGTGAACTCCAGATGACATAAGATCGAGAATAAGGTCTTGTCCTTTAAACTTTATTACATTAAAATCTTTTATTTCAAGTCCGGCACCTTCAATCTTAACAAGTCGCTCATCTCCAAGCAATCCAGCTTTATCGGCCTTTACTTTATTGCGCTTCTTAGAAAACTCAACTAATCCAGACTGTGTTGTTAAATTAAGAATTGTTGTGCCATCTACTACAATTGCATCAGCTCTAAATGGTTTTCCATCTGCATCTGTAACAATATCATCTGTTTCATTTCCTTCATCATCAAGTTCATAAAGATCTTCGTTATTTTTCACTTTTGCAATATACTGTCTGACTTCTGTAAGTGACTGAGTGTAAAGAATATAAATGTTATCAAGATTAACACCAGCCGCTTCCATTCTGTCTAAGTAACTATCAAGTCCACCTGACTCAGCGTCAATGTATAAAACTCTAAATGGAGTGCCATCTTCTCTTTTGAAAAATGCAATCTGTGATGCTAATGTTGTCTTGCCTGTGAAAGTATCTCCGTAAATAATCATGTTAAGTTTTGTTTTTGCCTGTTTTGCTTTTCTTCCTTTTGCCATTTAATTATGCTCCTTATATATAAATTGATTTATTATATTTCTCAAATGTTGGGAGGAAATTTAATTCCTCCCAGTGGTCAATTACCACTCTTCATCCTCTTCGTCAGCTTCTCCGAGACTACTATCTCCCCATCCGCTATCGTCAGAATCGCTACCATAGCTTTCCTCGGCTTTATTAGCGTTTCTAATCTTCTGCATTGCTTCTTCGATAGCTTCCTTAGAGTACAGGTCTTTTTCAATGGTAGTCGGGTCAGCACCAGTCACAATGTACTCACGTTTAACAGGGGTAGAAACTTTCTCCATTTCGTCCTCTTCTCCCCATCCATCATCTACAGCAACTTCTTCTACCTGAACGGAAGCCTGTACATGACCGGATACTTTAAGTGCCCAATATGGTTTCACTTTCTTCCTAAACGTCATTGCAAGTTTTTTCTGCTTCTCATCAACAGGGTCAAGAATAAACTCAACGTCCTCAATATTGGAATAAGTTACAACCTTTCCGGAGATAACATATCTTCCTGTTTCTTTATCGTCTTCAACTTCTTTCTCAATTCCCATAAAGACAATTACCTGGTTGAAGTTGTTCTGAGCTTTAAATTTTTCATTATCAAATTCACATGGGGCACAAAGAGAAATCTGAGATGGTTCCATAGATTTGTATCGTTTGATGTTACCTTTATCATCACGATTGCTGCGGTAAGAAATGCTACCTTTTACAAAAACGCTTTCTCCGTCTTTAAGATTATTACGAATCTCGGCACAAG